TTCCGGCGGATGAGCGGTTAATCCCGCGAGCGCGGCCTGCGTTCCTCCCGCATCGGCTGCCCCGCCGGAACCATTTTTAAGGAGTGTCCATGCCCAAGAAGAATGACAGCAAGGCCGAATTTAACAAGCAGAACGGCGTCCAGAAGTTTATTCGCAACCCAAGAGCCGCCGCAAAGGCTGCGCTCGACAAGTATTCTGATGTTGTCCCGCAAAGCTCCGGTATTAAGGCTGTTGGCAAGAAGCTCGATGAAATCAACGCCCGCAACAAGGAGAAGCGCAAAAAATAATGCGCCGACCGGAGGATATTAACCTTGACAGATGGAGTGCAAGAGCGCGTTCTTAGCCGTTGCCGAAACGACCTAGAATTTCACGCCGAGAACCTGCTTAAAATCCTTGACCCAGACGGGCGTCTGATTCCCATGGTTTTTCGTCAGTCCCAACGGGAGCTGCACGAAAAAATAGAAAAACAAAAACAAGAAACCGGCTCTGTCCGGGCAATCGTCTTGAAAGCGAGGAAGGACGGTTATTCTACAGTAGTTGCTGCCCGTTTCTACAATCACGCCAGCCTGAATTATGGCGTTAACGTATTCGTTATGGCGCATGACGAAACCGCGCAAGACACACTGTTCGGAATCATTCAGAGATTTCACGACAACAACCCCATGGCTCCGGCACTCAAGAGTCGTAACGAAAGCGAAATGATTTTCGCTGGCATTGAGTCTGGATACCGGGTTGGCATCGCCGGGCCGAAGGCCGGTAAAGGTCGTTCCATGACCATTCACCGCGCACACTTCTCGGAATTTGCTTTCTGGCAGAACGCAAAAGAGCACGTTGCAGCTATTGATAACGCTATGCCCGCCACAAAAGTTGGTACCGAATTGATTGTCGAAAGCACCGCAAACGGCCCAAGCGGAGAGTTTTATGAAATGTGGAATTCCGCTGTTGCGGGTAAAAACGGATTCATTCCGATCTTTTGGCCATGGTATCGCTCTCCATGGAACCGCCGCCAACCCCCGCCAGACTTTGAGTTAACGAGCGAGGAAGTAAAGCTTGCTGAACTGTACGATCTCGACATGGAGCAGCTTTACTTCAGGCGCGACAAGATCGGCACGTCTGGCGAGACCCTGTTTCTTCAGGACTATCCCGCAACGCCAGATGAGGCTTTTTCAAAGATCGACGGCGAGCGCTTCATTGAGCTTTCGTCCGTTATCAAGGCCCGCAAGAACAATTCCCCCATTCCTGAAATGGCCCCCATCATCCTAGGCATTGATCCGGCTGGAGGCGGCGGGGACCGCTTCGCTATCGCCGCCCGTCAAGGCAACAAGGTTCTGTTCATTCGGCACCGCAACAAAATCTCGCAATCCGAGGCTATGGCGTGGATTAAGGACGTGGCCAACGAGGTAAACCCGCAGCGGATCAACATAGACACCGGCGGCATTGGCGCTCCGCTGTACTCCACTCTAGTGGAAACCAACGGTAATCTCGCGCGCCTCTGTCGCGCCGTCAACTTCGGCACCCCAAGCCACCACAAGATGGCCAAGCCGCTAATCGCCGGTCCCGTGAACCGCCGCGCCGAAATGTGGAACCGCATGAAAGTATGGCTGGAATCCGACATTGGGGCCGATATTCCAGACGATCAGGCCCTACAGTCAGACCTTCTAGGCCCCAAAAAGCTGTTCCGTGGTAATGACTTCCTTCTTGAAGCAAAAGCTGATATGAAGAAGCGCGGCGTTACGTCCCCAGATTTGGGTGATAGTTTGGCGCTCACATTTGCTTATGAGGAATCGCTTGATCCGCACCCAACCGGAGCGCAGAAGCGAATTGCAGACCACGAGGAAAAGGTTTCCTCTGATTACTATGACGACGGGTTGGGGTGGATGGCATTTTGATGAGGGCATATGCTGGAATTTGATGCAAGAGAGCATTTTGATTACGACCCAGAAACGGGAATTATAGTGCGAAAGGCTACTGGAAAGGCGGCTGTTTCGCGGGATAAGGACGGATATATTCTTGTTGGTTTTATGTACAAGAAATATCGGGCTCATCGCGTTGCGTGGGCAATTCACCATGGTTCATGGCCGGACGGTGAGATTGATCACATTAACGGCGTTAGGGATGACAACAGGATTGAGAATTTACGATGCGTCTCTAGACACGAAAACAAGAAGAACACCGCCATCCCATCCCACAACACTTCTGGAGTTGTTGGTGTAACGTGGCATAAGCCGTCAAGAAAGTGGCGCGCATACATCCATGTTAACGGAAGGTTGGTTAGCTTGGGTTATTTTTATGATATTGATAAGGCTAGAGAGGCGCGGGCTAGGGCAAACAAAGAGTACGGCTTTCATCCAAATCATGGACCAAGGGAATTGCAATATGAGCGCCATTATGCTTGTTAATCTAAACATGCTAATCAAAAAACAACTAGGGATGAAACATGGCGCGTAGAACCAAAAACGGCGAATTGAACGATTGCCTCGATAAACTCCAGTACGATGAGGAAATCTGGCGTCCGCAGACAGTTGCCGAACAGGAAGACTTGCGTTTCGCTATTGGCGATCAGTGGGATGAGCGTGAAGCAAAAAATCGCGGCAGACGCAAAATCCCAACTCTGACGTTCAACCGTCTCTTGGCATTCATTAGCCAAGTCGAGGGCTCGCGCCGGATGAACGCCACATCCATTAAGGTTGATCCAGACCACGGCGGTACGAAAGAGGAAGCGGAGATTAGAGAGGGTATTCTCCGCAACATCATGAAAAACTCAGGCGCTCAGGAGGCGTTTATCCGAGCCTTCACGTCGCAAATCATTTGCGGCGTTGGGTATTTTCGCCTTGCGGTTGTGGAAACCGAATACGACGTGTTCAACAAGGATATTGTAATTGAGCCGGTCTACAACCCGCACTCAATCATTTTCGATCCCGAAAGCACAGAAGTAACCGGCGCTGACGCGCGCCGAGTCACCATGATTGAGCAATTCACAGAGGCGGAATTTAAACGCAATTGGCCCAAGCAAAACGCCTCTGACGTTATGCTCATGTCGCCGCTGGACACGCTGAACCGCCGCCTGTTCTCCGCCGAGTCGCAGAACCGTATCCGCATCGCCTCCATGTGGGAGATGGACACCACTCCCGCGCGTGTGGCGCTCCTGAAAGACCTGACCACCGCCGACATTACCGACATGGACGACGCTGATATTCGTGAGCTTGTCGCCGTTGGCAATATCGTCACCGGACCAGAAGGCCCGATGATCCGCGATACCGTGCGGCCAATCGCACGCCTGCGTACATTCTCAGGCAATGACTTTTTGGAAGACCCCGTAGAACTTCCCATTTCCCGCGTTCCCGTATTCCGTATGACTGGAAACGAGGTGTTTGTTGGCGAGGACCGCGTTCGCTGGGGTATGGTTCGCTTTATCAAAGACCCGCAACGACTCCACAATTACTGGCGCTCCGCCATCGCAAACACTCTTTCTATGAGCGCATCGCGTCCGCCCATCATCGCGAGTGCAGACGCCATCAGCGGACGGGAAGACGAATGGCGCGAATGGTGGACCAAGCCTGTTGTCATGTACAACTCTGGCGTCGCCACACCCCCGCAAGTTGCGCAAATGCCGCAAATCAATCCGGCGCTCTATCAGGAGGCGTTGACAAACCAAGAGGATATGAAGGAAATCCTCAACATGCACAACGCTTTGCTTGGGCAGCAGTCAAACGAAGTTTCGGGCCGCGCCATCGCAGCCCGCCAGCGAATCGGCGAAATGGGCAACGCGATATACACCAAAAACGCAGACCTTGCCCAACAAGAGTGCGGGCGAGTCATGAACGAGCTAACGCCGCACGTTTACGACACGCACAGAATCGTCACCACTCTTGGGCGTGAGGAAAGCGTTTCCATGGAGGAAATTAACGCCATTTCGGACCCTAATTCACGCATTACTACTAACAAGTACCGCGTGACGGTCACAACTGGCGTTTCCTACGCCACCCGCCGCCAAGAGGCGCTTGACGTGCTTCTTACGGCCATGAACCACAACCCGGAAGCGTCTTCCGTGTTTCTTGATAAAGTGTTCGACCTCATGGACACCCCGGAGACTGACGAAATTGCGGATCGTATTCGTTCTCAAATGCCGCCGGGCACGATCAAGCAAGAGAACATGACTGAGGAAGAACAACAGGCCGCAGCGCAAGCGGCTGAACAAGCGGCGAAACAGGCTAAGTTTGCGCAGGATATGGCGCAGGCTGACCTTGACTATAAACGCGCTCAGGCCGATGAGGCACTGGCCCGCGCCCGCCAAGCCGTGGCGCAAGCAGAAAAGGTGGAGGCCGAAACCCAGAAAACGCTATCTGAAATCGGCACCACTTCCCGTAAATTGGACATTGAGGAAGAAAAGGTTGAGGTGGATAAGACGAAAATCCAGCTTGACGCCATAGAAAATGAAGCAGAAGGAGACCGCCGTGAGCGTATCGAAAGAAGCCGACAAGAATCCCAAAGAGACCAAAGAACAAAATGTGAACAATAGCGGCGTTCTTCTCGCAGAAGAAGAAGCGGCCCTACTTTACCCGGACGACGGCCCCAAAGACGGCAAACCTGAAGCGGACAAAAAACCGGACACCGCCAGCGATTCCGAGGACGAAAATGAAGAAGAAGCCGAGGAAGAGTCCGAAGAAAAGGACGACGGCGATGCGGACAAAGAAGCGGACAATGAGGACGAGTCCGACGACAAGAAGCCGGAAGCCAAGGGCGTAACCCCCGGCGTCCAGAAGAAAATCAACAAGGAAGTCGCCAAGCGCCGCGCCGCAGAGCGTGAGTTGCAGGGCTTGAAGGACCGTCTTGCAGCACTTGAGAAGGGCGACAACAAGGAGGGGTTGACAGACAAGGGAAAAGAGAATACAGTTAATGCTCTTGTCGCGCCTGATCCGGCTAAATACGACCTTGCGGAGTATGACCCGGAATACCAGAAGGCGAAAGACGAGTATCTTGTAAAGCGCGCGAAGGCTGAATTCGCCGCCGAACAAGCTGAAAAGCAGAATCGCGAATCTGCTACCGAAAGGGAAAAGAAAATCGCGCAGCAGTCAGAGGACTTCATTGTCCTTGGCGAAGGAAAATTCGATGATTTTGATGAGATCGTTACTCAAAACAACGACCTCTCCAAAATCTCTCCCGAACTGGGCCTAGGGCTTCTTGAATCGGGAGAAACAGGCGTCGAGGCGGCCTACTACCTCGCTAAAAACCCGGAAGAACTTTCCAAGGTTGTGTCAATGTCGCCCGTAAGTCAGATTCGCTGGCTTGGTCGATTTGAGGCTGAAAAGGCCCCGGCACCCAAGAAAGAAGTTCCCAAGGTTATTACCAAGGCAAAATCGGTCAAATACCCGAAAGGGACCGCAGTAGGTTCTGGGACGGACTCCAAAGAAGACTGGGAAGTCCTTTATCCCGACGACGTTTAACGAGGTTAACAAATGGCCACTATTGGCGACTCCTTCCTGACGATTGCTGACTCGCAATCCCTTCGCGGCCCTGATGGCCGCTTTGTAAAGCGCGTCATCAACAAACTTGCCGAACTCACGCCCGTTGTCCGCAACGGTCGCACGGCTCCATGCTCCCACGGCGAGCGGCACCTTGTCACTTCCGTTGTTGGCGCTTCTGCAATTTCCACGACCGGCCCGAACAAAGGGCACGGGCGCTTTAAATCGACCGCCACCCAGACTTGGGAAACGACCGGCTCCTACTCCGCCATCGTGGAAGTCGATCCGCGCACCGTTGGTCCGAACCAGTCGCTCGCCCAAGTGCGTATGCACCAAGCGGACAACGCGGTTCTTGAGATCGCCAAACGGCTCGAAACTGACTTTTTCTACGGCGACCTTGCCGACGATCCGCGTTCGTTCAAGGGACTGTTTACCCGCTACAACGAACTGCCGAACGCAGACAACCCCTATTCCAACTTCGTCATTGACGGCGGCGGGAACAGCGGTGACAACACCTCAATCGCCTTTGTGACTTGGGGCGACACGCAAACTTCGTTCCTTCACCCGACGAATAGCCCCGCTGGCATTCGGCGTGAGGATAAGGGAGAATGGCGCGTTGAGGATGACGACGGCAACCCGTACTTCATCAAATCCGAAGTCATCATGAAAGACGTTGGCCTGACTGTTGGCGATGAAGCTTTCAACGCCCGTATTGCGAACATCGACGTTTCGGAAGCGCTTGCTAACCCGGACTTCATCTTTGATCTGCTTGAAGAAGCGTTCTACAAAATCAAAGTGCCGTGGAACCAGCAACTCAACGATCCCGATAAGCAGTCGAACGGTCAGACCCGTATCTACATGAACCGCGATATGGTGCGCGTTCTGTCGAAGGCTTCCCGTAACGCTGGCGCTTCGGACAACTTTGTCCGCCTTGAGCCGCGCCAGCTTCAGGGCATGACCTACGAAGCCTACCGTGGCATCCCCATCGAAATTACGGACGCGCTCCGTAATGACGAAGAAGTTGTGAGCTAAGGAGTTAGAAATGCTTATTGATGAACAACTGATCTTTAGCGAAGAACAAGACGCTAGCGGCAACGGCGCTACCACCGTATCGACCAACGTCATTGACCTTGGCCCGATCAACACGCCCTACGGCTATCTTGGCCCGTATCGGCGTGACCTTGGTAAAGGCGTTCCGCATGACGTTAGTGTCCTCCTGAATGACGCCGCTGTTGGCGGCACCTCTGCCCGCGTCGAGTGGTACACCGATGACGATGAGGCTTTCGGAACGGAAATTCTCGTGGCCCGCTCGGTTGATATTCCGGTTGCCAGCCTCGTAAAGGGATACCAATTCAACATCCCTTGCGACGTGCCGGAATACGCCGACCGCCAATACCATCGCCTCAAGTACGTCACTGTGGGCGACGTGACCGTGCTCAATGTCACGGCGGCTTTTGTCAAGACTCGCCCGACGACCTAAGCGGTTACAGTCTGAAACAGTACCCGCACGGTAACAATCTGGCCCGTTCCGCATGGTTCGGGCCTTTTTGTTCCCGCTCGGCGTCATTGGAGCGCATAACATGACCACCGCATCCAGCATCGTTTCCAGCGCGTTTCGCGAGGGCAACCTGTTTTCGCTGGAGCAAACGCCGTCCGATGCGCAGATTAACGAAGCGCTCGGAATCCTGAACAACCTGCGTAAGACGCTGTTTGGGCACGAAATCCCCATCCGCCTGTATGATTGGCCAATCCCTAATCCGCTTGCCGCATCCAACTATCTCGCCAATTTCCCGTGGCGTCCTG